GCAGTTATTCTTGGTGGCAAAGTCATCAAGAATAGCTTTCAGCGCATACGCGTTCCGAAGCGTGCACTCTATTTTGAAAGCGGCTGTGCAATCACCAAAAAGAATCTTTTCAGCACGATCAACTTTTTCTTCTAGTTGATCAATATTACTTTCCTGAAGCAGTAGTTTCTCAACCATCTGCTTGCGCCATTCAAACATTTCTTCGCCTAGACTCATTTCTATCACCTTTGATAGTTGGGTTTTCTTTTGTCTATTAAAGCATAAAAAATCGGATTTTCTATAAAAATATCGGATTACCTATTGACTAATAATATCGGAAATGCGATATTTATCTCACAGACAACAAAAAAGCACACCGCCCTCCCCAGGTCCGATGTGCTTTTGCAAAACTGCGAGATCAATTATGAACGTAAAAACCTTTTCAAACAAGCACAAGGTAACTGGAGTTGCAGCAATTGCTGTACTTGTAGCCTTAGGTTCTTGTGAATATCGAACTGCTAATTCAAGCGTCCCTTCTAATTATTCATATGAAAGCGAGCAAGTAGTTGCTTCTGAATACGAGCTTTTAGGTGCTAAGCAGACTGGTGAAAAAACTGGTGTAGCTGTTATCCGCATAGACGGCTTCAAATTAAACGTAAGCTTCGATTTTGACGGCGTAGCTGACAGCTATGGTGTAGCTGGATCTGATTTTACAGCGGCTGAAATTACTAACCTTGCTATTGAGTCAGTAACTGACTTAAGCGGCAAACCTTGGAATGATTTCACCAATCATGACGACCATAAAAACATAAATATTTTATTAGCGGGCTATATCGATCGTAATAAATGGTTGGAGGCAGCCTAATGAAAGATTATAACCGCCCTACTTGCAAGAAGATGATTCCTGTTGACCGTTCAAAAATCAAAGCTGGTGATGAGGTTTCATTTTGCAGAGTAACCCAATCTTCTAAATCTGCTCGTTTTTCTTCAAAAGAAGGAATTGTCGATTGCCGTGAAGGTGATGTGGTTTTAGTTAAATATCGCAAAGAAATTATTCCTTTAAATATTAAGGACGTCTCACCTGTAGATGCTCCTAGCCCGCTTACGTATGCCTTTGTTGGTACATGCGAATGTAAGGAGGCTGAACATGTCTAATTTCAAAAAGCACCCTGACGGCTATAAGTCATTTTTAGGCCGTGATGATAAGGGTCTCTACTCTGTCCGCATTGGCTGGCAAGTGTACGCATCTAATGCTAATGGCTCAGTTCTTTACAAAGTTAAAGACGGAGTTAAGACGCCTTTAAATGTGTTCAGGTTCCAAACTTCTTATCCAAAAGTTTGGAATGAACTCACCCAAGAAATCGATTTTCAGCGCAGAAAGCAGCTCGCTATAAAACTGCGTGAAACAAACATCCCTACTTATGTCCGCAAGGCTTATAAAACTAAGCGCGGCTTCACTGGCTCAAGATGAGGATAAGAAAAATGACAGTTTTCTTCAAAAAGGCAGAACGCAAAAATGCGAAATTGCGCTTAGCTCTTGCTGGGCCTACTGGATCAGGTAAAACATTCACGGCATTAGTATTAGCTAAAGGTATCGGAGGCCGTATTGCTGTTGCGGATACTGAAAATAGTAGTGCTGAACTATATGAAGATTTGGTTGAATTTGAACATGCCAATATTCAACCACCATATACACCAGAAAAGTTTATTCAGGTAATTAAAGCAGCTGAGCAAGCAAATTTTGACACCCTCATTTTAGACAGTATTACTCATGAGTGGTCTGGTGTGGGTGGGTGTCTTGAAATTGTTGATCAACTGGCCGCTGGACCATTCAAAGGTAACTCTTGGGGTGCATGGAGCCAAGTAACTCCACGCCACCGAAAATTCATTGATGCAATGTTGCAGTCAAGTATCAACATCATTGTGACCATGCGATCAAAAATGGAAACCATACAGACCAACGATAACGGCAAAAAGAAAGTTGAAAAAGTTGGTATGAAGGTCGAACAACGTGATGGTATCGAATATGAGTTTACGACTGTTCTAGATTTAACTCATGACAATATTGCTATAGCAACAAAGGACCGTTCCCGTTTATTTCTAGATCCTCGCCAGTTAGGTGAACATGACGGTGTTTTACTAAAACAATGGCTACTTTCTGGATCTGCAAATGCTTGTATTAATGGAAATCAATATTTAGAACTTGAGCATTTAATGTTGCAAGCGGGAATTGATATTGGAAATTACTGTGCAAAACGCGGTCTAAATAGCCTGCATGATGTAAAACAGCAAATTTATGAAGAGACTTGTGAAAGCATTAAAAAAATCATTCAACGTAATCATCTCGCTCAACAAGAGAACGAGCAACAACTCATCAAGCAGCAAGAACAGACTTTAGAAAACGAGTATCAACTCGCTTTGAAACACATCGAGTCTGCAATTCGTCTAAGCGACTTAGATTACCCGGCTAATTACTTCAAGGGAACTAAGTATGAACAAAACATTTTAAACGCATGTACAGCTAAATCAGATATGGAAGGATGGTCAGCATGAATAATCTAATCACTGCAGCTGAAGCATTTGCAGCTCTTCAAAAAGGTAAAACTGTTCTTTGTCGTCCCATTGGAGGCATGTTGGACTTTTCTGATTTAGATCAATTCCCCGCTTCTGTGTTTGGCAAACCGGGTTTTGAATTCTGCATCAAAATCGAAACTATTGAACTGGCTGGCATTACATTCACAAAGCCATTAACTATTGATGAGTATGAAGACGGTCAGGAAGTTTATGTAATCAGTACATATTCACCTTCTATTTACGTCGTGAATTTTAAAACCACCGCATTAATTGATTCTATTAACAGTGGCTTCGTTCAACGTGATGCAGAAAACGCCAAGCTTCAATTAAAAGCACTATCTAAAGCGTTAGGTTTTGAAGTTAGTGACGATTTAAGTGTTATTCGCCTAGGTGAGGAACCAAAAAAACAGCGTGGTAAAAAATCAAAAGCTGAGACACCAGCTAAAGTAATACCTTCTGAAGTTTTTCCTACCAATAATAAGTCAACGATTGTTATTACAGAACAAACTAATGTCACAGCTTCCGAGGATCTATTAACTCCAGTATCTAATGAACTTGAATCAGATCCAGAATATCAGAAGACATTAGATACCCTTCTCCAGCGTGTAAAAGACTCAAAAACACCAGATGAAGTAAATGCGGTTTATCGTTATACCCGCACATGGGATGACGAACAAATGAAGCCTATCCTTCTCGCCACTCACAAACGTCTTGAAGAGCTAGAAAAAGAAAAGGCATCTGCTAATGAGCCACCCTCTTTAATGGTTCAAATCCAAACTGCACCAGACCTTACAACGCTAGATGCTTTGGAAATAGACGTGGCTGCACGAGATCCGCAGATTCAACCGAAGCTAATGGGGTATGTGAGAAAACGCCGCTATGAATTAGAAAATCCAGCAGTTTCTCAACCAGAAGCAGAGCCTGATTATCTATTAGTGGATGGCTTCTAATATGAAAGATCAGTACAAGAAAGTAAGCCAAAAACACATGCTTGGTTTTATGTACTACTTGCAATTGCTGGGCTATGTAATAGTCCGGCAAGGCATGGATCAAGCAATGTTTCTAACCAAACATTATGCGGTACCAGTCGCTTGGCGCCGCATAACGATCGACTACAACAACCGTTTAAATAAACCAGCACAACAACTTTATAAAGAGTTTGTTGAGTGGACTAAAGAAGAATATGCAGAGATGGTGGCTTAAATGACAGGTAATGAACGTATCCCTTTTGAATCACAATTCAAAACTACAGAAATTTTTAAACGTGAAAGTGCTATTCGTAAAAATGACATCCTAGCATTCAGTGAAACAATGAATGGCTATTTCAATATTGTAACTAATGATGCTTGGCAGTTATGGAATAAAGCCAAAGCCGAGACGGTGCCAGAGAAAAAGATTTACTTAACCTGTGAGCAATTATATGCAGCAGCAAACTTTGGTGCACCAAACAAAGATCCAGAACTTTTAGAAACTGAATTAACAATTGCTTGGTTTGATGAAGCTCATAGCGGCAGTGGTTACTACGTTTATATAAGTGAGTATCCAGAAGAAGGTGCAATGAAGCTGGAAAGCGAATCGGGAGCTGAGGGATGAGTGAAGTAAACCAACGTTTCGAGCAAGTCTTCAAAGTTTCTATGGATGAAATGAACAAAGTAAATATCGATGTTTATGGCATTGCAATGGCAACTATTATGAAGCCTGCTTTAGTAACCATGAAGCCAATCTTTCAGCTTATTTATGAACAAGGTGTGAAAGATGGTAAAGCGGAAAGTAAGGAGGGGTAAATGTTAAAAGATCTGAGAAATCTATCTGATGCAGAGCAACAAGAATATTTGGATCGCTTCATAATGGCTAATGAAGAACAGAAGTTCCATCAAGAAGTTGTGGCGCTTTATTTAGATTGCTCACCATGGACATTAGCCAGAATGCGTTGTGATCAATCATCACTGCCTTTTTCGAAAATTGGAAGACGTGTTTCATATAAAAAGAAAGACGTTTTAAAGTATGAGCAAAGCAGGACTGTGCTTAATACAGCGCAACTTGCAACTGTATAAGGATTCAGTTAAGAAATAATTGTAGTTTCCATGATAAATATTGGGTGACAAATAATTAAAATTGCAAAAAGTTTTAGTTGACACTTTTCAAAATTTGCAATAAATTTTGATTGCCCAAATCTCTTTAGGACTTAATTATGGATTTATCGAAGAATCCCCCTCCAAGCTATTATGATGCATCACTGAATGATGAAACATTAAGCTTTTTTGCTAACCATATGCTAGAAGTTTTTTCACAAACTACTCAAGATCTTAGTAGAAAAGATGATGATAATTACACTATCAGTTGTGCAATTTTTGGAAGATGCCGTAATAGGTTTGCTCGTGAAATTCGTAGTGGCAATGCCCCATCTCCAACATATTTAGAAGATTCTTCAAATAAATTCACCTTTAAAATTGGAAACACACCTGGTATCCGTTTTTTTAAAGAATCTGATCATTTAAAACCGAAAAGACCAAACTTTTTTAAGCAAAGTTACAATCTAGAATTATTTGAATCTGATTCAAAAGTTCCTGTTTTTTGGCGATTCATTTTGGTTCCAGCTAAAACTGATGACGAAGAAACATTTATCGCTTTTGTTGGTTTTAACCAGAAATTACAGCCGATTACAGCTTGGACATCTAATAAGACTTCTAGATTTATTTTTGATCCAGCGGCTATATTGCCAGAACCAGCAGAATTGAAACGCTATAATATTGATGATCTATTAGCTGATGATGATTTAGATGATGCAAGCGGAATCAAGTAAATCTTCAACAGCAAATAGGCAAAAGTTGATGAGAAAATGAATACTTATTTTAATGGTCTAGAATTGCGGCTCTTACGTCAATTTAATCATTTGTCTTTAGAGGACTTATCAATTCATGTTGGTAAGTCACGCCAATTCTTGCATAAAATTGAAATGAACCAAGTTGTTCCTACACCTGATTTAATTGATGTACTTAGCAACTTCTTCAATGTAAAAACGGATATTTTTTACAGTTCTCATCCGATTTTACAAGAAGAACAAATCAATTTTCGAAGCAACAAAACTGCCAAAATTTTTACAAAGCAATCAGTGATCGCTCAGGGTGAATATTTAAAAAGGTTAGTAGAATTTATAGAGGCAAATTTAAGGCTCCCTAAGTATTCAATACCTTCTGTTGAATCTGTAAAGAATTTTCAAGATATTGAAAATGCTGCGCTTCAATTTAGAAAATATTTTAATTTAGGGTTGGGACCTATTAGCGATATGACTCAATTAACTGAAATGCTTGGAATTTTTGTAACTACTTTTCCAAGTGTTTCAAGCGAAGTCGATGCTCTATCTATTGCATCTAAAAGACCAATCTTTGTTAATAACGAAATTAGTAGTACTTGTCGCCAGCGTTTTAATTTAGCTCATGAATTAGGACATCTTGTACTACATGATGGTTGTGTTACAGGTGACACTCTCACTGAGTCGCAAGCGCATCGTTTTGCTAGTGCTTTACTTATTCCACAAGAAATGATGATTTCTCATTTCCGTAATTGCTTTAATGGTAGATTTAATTGGAATAAATTAAGTGAGATGAAAACAAATTGGAAAATAAGTAAGGCAGCTTTGCTCTATAGAGCTAAATCTTTAGATCTTTTAAATGAAACAAGTTATCGTAGTGGCTTTATTCATTTGAAGCGTACTGGTGAGGCTATTTTAGAATCAGAAGATCATGAAATACCTAAAGAAGTTCCAACTTTACTAAATACATGTTTCAAAGCTTTAAGTAAAAAAGGAATTTCAGCAATTGATATAGCTAATGAATTAAATATATCTCTAGATCTATTAAATAAAATTACGCAATTAGATTTACAGCCACAAAATCCTTCTAAACTTAAATTAGTTATTTGATTAAAGGCGGTTTAGACCGCCTTTATTTCTTTTAATCTTTCTGCCCATACAGATTGATAATTAAAGCAATCAATCTTACCTTGATACACCGCTTCAATCATGTTCATTGAAGCTCTTAATTCCTCATCTGGAATTTGAACATATCCACCTGTCACATCAATTCTTGGTTTAGCCGTGTGATTAAGAAGTCTTTTTGTCACATAAATATTAAATCTTAAAAGGTTGCATATAGTGGCAAATGTACGACGGAAATCATGCATTGAAACGTAATAGTCAACTTCTTTACCCACTCTATTCAATAATGTATCTACCTTAGTCGCATGCATATTCCACGAAGTAGGCATCTTAGTAGCTGGGAAAACCCAATCGTTTTCTCTTAATAACCAACGTTCACGCAAAATACTGTGTAGATGATCACCAATAGGAAAAGTATGATCTGAACCATTTTTGGTATCTCTAAAAGTTAAAGTACCATTTTTAATATCTACATCAGCCCACTTTAAGCAACATGCCTCCTGTTTACGGCATCCCGTATACATGCACATCAATACGATATCCCGATGCGTGTTTGACCTAGCAGTATTTTCCAGATTCAACTCATCTTCATAATGAAGCACCGCATTGTAATATTTGTGAATGATGTCTTTATGGAGATGTCTATCCCTACTTGCTATTTTATTCCAACCTCTGGTTACGGAAATAATGTCAACTGGATTACTTTTAAGAATCGGGTTCTCATCTGTTGAATAAAGAACATGAATATACTTCCATAAGGTACCTAAAAGAGATACAGCACCATTTGCTGACGACTCACTTACTTCTGATACCTCAATAAATCGATCCAGTACTTCTTGCTTAGATATCTGGAAAAGCTTTTTGTTGCCCCACCCCAAATATAAATCAAAGTACTTACGGTACTGCCTAATTGTTTTTGGTCTAAAGTCATTTCTATCAATATAAATTTGAAGAGCTTCATTCACTGTAATATCTAAAGGATTAGCAACATTCTTTAATTTGATAGGCTTTTCATATTCATTGTTTGAAATTTTCGCCAGGATCATCTGAGCTTTTGCTCGAGCATTTGTTGCAGGAATATCGGTAGTTTTACCAATTGTCACTCGATAGAGTTCACCTTCATGCCTCCTTTCAACAATATAGGTTTTACTTTTATTAGTTACCCGAACAGCAAAACCGATCAGTTCTGCATCTCTATATATTTTTTGACCTTTTTCAGTTAATGGAATAGCATCAACAGTAGATTTGTTGAGTTTCAT